TGATAAAGCCTATGTTAGATTATTAGAAGGCTATACCGGCAATAACCGAACAGTCTATACGCTTGGCCAATATGGACAACTTGAAAATGCTATATATACCAACTGGCGGATGATACCTGATAGCGAATTTCCGACAACTGATGAGCCGATATATGGACTTGATTTTGGATATATAGCACCGATGGCATGCGTTAAAGTTGTAGTAGATATGGAAAAGAGAAAGATATACTTGCATGAAATGTTTTACAAGACCAGACATACCACTAAAATGTTTGCAGAAGAAATGGAAGGCACAGGCATCGAAACAAAAAGGATTATAGCCGACAGTGAAGCACCTGATAAAATAGTAGAACTGAATGATGATTATGGCTATGGCTATATCGAGGGTGCAAATAAAAATAAAGGCAGTGTTATAGCCGGTATAGACTTTGTTAATCAATTTGAGATACTGATTACTGAGAGCAGCCAGAATATTAAAAAAGAAATTGAAGGTTACGAGCGAAAAAAAGATAGAGATGGTATAGCGAAAGAAGAGCCGAACAAAGGGGTTGACCATCTCATGGATGCTTTCCGGTATGTTATGTATACGATATTCTATACGGAGGGTATGCCATATTTCTATACCCCTGAATAAATTATTTGACAATCAATAAATTTTCATGCTAATATATAATATATCTTTCCACGAAGGGAGGCGATATCGATATTGAATATAACAATCCCTTTTACAAACCGCAAAATTAATATATCCATTCCTAAATCTATTAACCCATTAGACGATGGCTATTATGACGGCTCATTTTCAGATATTTTTTCTACTGATGGCAAGAAGAACACCTCCGAGCAGCTAAAAGCATACGAGGGATGGGTGGGCGACTGCGTTTCGCTTATTGCTGAACGGGTAGCCTCAATTCCTCTACGACTTTATTATAATGGCGAGCTGGTAGAAAAGCATAAATTCTATGACTTAATCCAAAAATGGAACCCTTACACTACAAAATTTGAAGGCAAAGAATTATTACAAATATATCTTGACCTCACAGGTGAATGTTATATCCATGTGGTTAAAGACCGTTTAGGCCATCCACAGGAACTCTATTTTAGACAGCCTGACAAGATAAGCCCTATTGTAAAAAATGGTGCTATATCCCATTACATTGAAAAGGAAGGCCTGACTGAGAAGCGATACGAGGCAAACGATATATTGTTTTTTAAATATCCAAGCCCCACAAATCCATTTAGGGGTGCTTCACCTGTCCAACGAAAAGCATACGCCTATGACACCGACAAATATAACATGATTTATCAGTTGAATGTATTTAAAAATGGCGTGCATTTAAAGCAAGTATTGGAAAGCGAAAAGAATATGCCGCCTGACCAGGTTAAAAAGATATTAACCTTATTTGACCAAACTTATGGCGGAGCAGAAAAGGCACACAAGACCGGAGCTTTAGTTGGCGGCATGACTTTAAAGACTGTAGGTGTGTCTAACAAAGATATGGAGTTTATGGCTCTTGCTGAATGGACTATGCGACAGCTGGCCAGTGCTTACCATGTTCCACCACAAAAACTATCACATCCCGAATCAACCAACCTTGCCAACATGACAGCCCTCGATACGGCCTGGAATAGAGAATGTATATTACCCAGATTAGTTAGGCAGGAAGAAGTATTTAATACTTTCTTATTGCCGTTATACGATATAGGATTATATTGCAAATATGACAATCCTGTTCCCATTGATGAAGAATTTATATTAAAGAAGCGTGAAAGCGACTTGAAATGTTTTGTAATTACCCCAAATGAAGCAAGGGTTGAAGATGGGCTCGATGAAGTCCCCTGGGGTAAAGTGCCGTTAGTGCCTATGAATATTATGCCGTTAAGCAGCGGGAGTGAACTACGGCCAGAGCCAGAGCCGCCTAAAGCTCTTTTAGATTGGGCGATAAAGGAATATAAGTATACCGAAGATTATAAACGTAAATATTGGGAATTATTTATTAAGCGGATAACGCCAATGGAAGAAGATTTTAAACGAGCCATGATAAAACTATTTCAGGAGCAGGAATTAAGAGCCTTGAGAGCATTGCGGGGTAAGAAAAGCATAGAAACAAAAGATATTGATGACGTTCTGAGGGTCACCCACGATGAGCGGGAAATAATGAAGTTTGCCGAAGTTGTCTTACCGAGGATAACCCAGATGGTTAAGAAAAATGGTGAGGCTGCTGCTGCTGAATTAGGTTTGGGGTTTGACGTGACTAATCCCGAAGTGATGAAATGGATTAAGAAACATACAGGGGAATCAATTAAATCTATATTAGATACGACCTTTGAGGCTTTAAAAAGAACATTGGCCGAAGGCGTTGAAGCTGGTGAAAGCATACCTAAATTAGCCGCAAGAATCACTAAAGAATATGAAGATTGTAAAGGTTATAAAGCGGTAAGAATTGCCAGAACTGAAACTCTAACCGCATCAAATTCTGGAGCTTATCAATCTTATAAACAAAGTGGAGTTGTGAAGAAAAAAGAGTGGCTGGCGACTATGGATGATAGAGTTAGACCTGAACATGCCAGTATGAATGGTCAAGTTGTTGACCTTGATAAGCCGTTCTCAAATGGCGAGATGTTCCCTTCGAGCATAAATTGTAGATGTACCGTGTTGCCGGTATTAAAAGAATAAAGGAGAGATAAAATGTTAAGAGAAGGATATCGAGACAAAATAATTGAATTAATAAAGAGATTAGAAAAAGATTTAGAAGATGGAAATTATCCCGTTGATGAGGACAGTGGAGCCTATAACAAAAAGATTATAGAAGATTTGAAGAATTTATTAAAGTGAGGTGATTTATATAAATGCCAAAAGAATTATTATTTAAACAATATGATAGCGAGGTAAAGGTGGTAGAGGGTGAACGAGCCTTGAACGTTACAATATCAACCAATGCAGTTGACCGTTCAGGTGATATAGTTGAACCGAATGGTGGAAAGTTTGTTAACTTTAAAAAGAATCCTGTAGTGTTGATGGCACATGATTATTCGGGACTTCCTATTGGGAAAGCAAGCGATTTGAAAAAGACAGAAAATGGCATTACTGCAAAGGTAACATTCCCAGAAGAAGGAACTTATCCTTTGGCCGATACGGTTTATAATATGTATAAGCAGAAATTCATGAGGGCATGGAGTATTGGGTTTATTCCTACAAAATCAGAAGAGATTAAAGACGAAGAAGGCAAGAAAAATATTACAGGTTACCGCTTCTTAAATTGGGAACTACTTGAATTTTCAGCTTGTTCAGTCCCTGCAAACCCAGAAGCATTGACTAATATGATAAGTAAAGGTATTGATATAGGGTTGTTAAAAGAAGAAGGGTTGATTGAGATTGTAGATGGTGTTGATATTGAGAAGGTTGAAGAAAAGGCAAAATATGATTGTGAATGTATAGACTGTGGTTATAAAATGACTTCTGATAAACATTGCAAAGAGATTAAATGTCCTGAATGTGGCGGAACGATGAGGCGGGTTGAAAGACCTGGACCGGGTGAAGATAGTAAAGATGTTAAAGATATCATTGATGATCATGTGAAAGATGTAAAAGTAGAACCCATTGACCCGGACAAAGTAAAGGCTTCTATGGAAAACGATGGCAAAAGTTATGTAAATGAATTATTAATTAAGGAAAATAAAGAATTAAAAGAAAAGTTAGAAGCGGTTGAAATAAAAGCTGGTGCAGTCTTGAATGCTAAAAATAAAAGCAATCTCAAGAATGCACAGGCGTTAATTCAATCTGTACTCGACTCTGCTGGAACTACAGAGGAAGACTCGTTAGTTGTTGATGATAATAAAAATGATAAAGGAGAGGATGACGGAATCGATATAGTAACCGATACAGTAGATAATCCAGTGATAGATGAAGAAGATGATGAAGCAAGAGAAGAATTAGAATTTAAAGCAAATATAGAAGCAATTGTTAATCAAGCAAGTAACGACAATAGAAAATATTTTAAAGACAGCTTAGACTATGTTTTAGGCAGAGTATCAAAATAAAAAAGAAAGGACGTGATATTATTATGAAGAAAACATATGAAGAATTACTTGAAGATTTAAAGAAAG